ATGACGGCTGTTTCATTCGCCGATCTGGTGGCGCTGGCCAGGGCGATGATCGCCGATGTCAGTGTCGCCAGCCCGGCCGGCTCGGGCGAGACGGCTGCGACGGTCGCCGCCCTGCTGACCGCCGAACCGCGCAACGAAGCACCAGTACTGGCGATCGTCACGATCATCGTGCGCGACGCGCTTGCCGATCCACTGCGCGAGACCTTCGCGAACCGGTGGCGGCCGTTGCTCCCGGTCTGGGTGCAACCCCAGCTCATCGGGGCCACGGCTAACCGGCTGCGCGCCATGGGGCTGCTGGTCACGACCGGCCGCTACGTCCGCTCGACCGATCGAGCGGGCCGCAACGTCGGCAAGCTCCAGCCGGTCTACTCGCTGGACGTCGTCGCGCTGCACGATCGCCCGTCTGTCGACCAGCCGCTACCCGGCTGACGATTCGTTCCGTTCGGCGCCCGCCGTGGGGCACACGGCGGGCGCCCCACCGTGCCCGCTTTTCTTGACCCGTAGGGGGATTCTTCGTGGCGCGTGATCACGCACGCCTTGATCTGAATATCTGGGACAACGACGATTTCCGCGCGCTTTCGCTCGCGGCGAAACTTCTCTACCTCCAGCTGTTCTCGCAGCGGAAGCTGTCCTACGCGGGCGTGCTGGACCTGGCAGTGAAGCGCTGGAACCGGCCGCACGCGGACTTGGACCTGACCGAGATGCGCGCGGCGCTCTCCGAGCTGGACGCCGCCCGGTTCGTAGTGATTGACCAGGACACTGAGGAGCTTCTGGTCCGCACGTTCATCCGCAATGACGAGCTGTACAAGCAGCCGAACGTCCTGCGTGGCGCGCTGCGGGTCGCGTTCGAGATCGAGTCGCCGATTCTGCGGGCCGCCTTGGCCGCCGAGCTGCGGCGGCTGCCGGTCGAGATCACCGGCCCAGCCCCACTCGTAGCGGCCGACGCGTTGGAAGCCGGAGCGCGGGGGCTGCCGCCGGAGGTCAAGGCCACGATGACCGTCCGCGGCTCGACCCGCCCGCCCGCTGCGATCCAGCAGCCGGCCCTGGCGCCCGAGCTGTCGCCCGCCGACGCTGCTACGGCTCCGGCGAACCCCTCGCCGAACCCTTCCACGACGCCTTCACCGAAGGACCTGGGAGAAGGGAGTAGGGAGCGGGAGACTGGAGAACCCATTCTTTCTTCGAGTGATGGGAAAGTGGGGTTACCCCCGCGCGTGGCGCGCGACGTGCGCGCCACGCAGCTACCAGCTGGAACCCCAGCGGCGCAAGCGGACAAGGCGTCCCGGTCTGCGGAGACGAGCCAGCTGGTTAGCGGATCGGTTCGGCAGCAGCGTCGCGCTGAGGCTGAGCGGCTGGTGGAGTTCTACGCCGAGTCGGTACCTGCCCGTGTCCGGGCGCAGCTCGTGTCCGAAGTGATCCCGCTGCTGCGAGAAGGCATTTCCGGAGCGGTTGTGGGCTCCGGGCTGGCCGCCTGGTCGACCAAGACTCTGCCGCCCAACTTCCTGTCCATGCTGGTCGGTGAGCGGATGCGTGCCACTCGCGTTGCGGGTACCGACCCGAAAAAGAGGGCTCGGGACGCCGAGATGGCCGAGCGTTTCGAGGGCCTGCGCGCGTCCGCGATCGCCGAGGACGAACAGCACGGGGTCGGGCTGGCGGTCCGGCTGGCCCGGCCACAGCACGCGGACGCCGACCAGCTCAGCGCGATCCTGGACGCCGCGCTGACCTCCGCCGTGGAAGGGCAGGCGGCCTGATGAGCACGATGTACGCCGTCATGAGCCGCAGCGACGTGCGCGGCCTGCTCATGCGGCACACCGACGCGCAGGTGACTGACGGGCTGGTGACTTCGTGGCTGTCCGGTCTCTCCGGCTACAGCTTGGCCGAGTGCCACGCCGCCATGAGCGCGATGGGCCCGAGCGCACGCCGGGCCACCCCGTCCGACGTTGCCGGGAGCTGCGACGCGGCGCGCGACCGGCCCGCGGAGTCCGGGCCGCCGGGGCCGGCTACGGCTTCGGCGGCCCCGGTCCAGCATCGACGAGCCCGTTCGTCCGGCCCGGACCGGGACTACCACCGGCAGGCGGGCATGCGCGGCATCCGCGCTGCCTACGAGGCCATGGGCTGGCAGCGCAACGCCGACCACGACCTTGCCCGCAGCGTGGCGTGCCCGTTCTGCAAGGCCAAGGCGTGGTCTGTGTGCGGGCCGCTCTCACGCAACCGCGCCGGAGTTCGAGAGCTGCGCGACAAAACGACCCGGATGCATCCGTCCCGCCTCGAGTTCGCCCGTGCGCAGCTCGCCCGCCGGGCGGCTACCACGCAGAAAACCCAGAGGGAGAACGCACGATGACCACCCGCACCGTCCAGGCCGAGGACCCGAACCACCGGTGCCTGCTCGGCTGTCGCACCCGCACGGGTGAGCCGTTCCCAGTCCAGCACGGCTACCGCACGTGTGATCCGTGCGCGGACGAACTGCGCGCCGACATTCAGGAACTCGCCAGGCTGTACCCCGAGCTGGTCCGGGCCGCCGTGCCCGGTGGTGGCGTCCTGGCCGGCGGACGTGGCACGCCCGGCTATGGCTCTCGTTCTCCGGCGCGGGACACCGTCCTGGTTCTGACCGACCGGCGGACCCGCGCCGAAGACGACGGCGACCCGCATTCGGTCCTGGCGATTCTCTCGGGCTGGGCGGACAACATCCGCGACGACACCGGCATGGGGGCCCTGGAGCCGGAAGCGCAGCGTCAGGGGCAACTGCTGGTCGGCTGGCTCGACTTCACGGCTCACCAGCCATGGGCGGGAAACCTGAACACCCCGTTGGGGCAGCTGAGGGACGAGATCGCCGAACAGCTCGGCCTGCGCGCCCGCACGGTTGCCGGGGAGGCCGCGTTCCTGGTCGAGTGGTTCGACTACGTCACCCGCCAGTACTGGGTGGACGACCTGGCAAGCGAAGTCCGCGGCCTGCTCGGCATGGTGCACGCGGCGACCGGCATGGCCGAGTCCAGCGTCCCGGTTGGCACTTGCCCGACACCGGACGAGGCAACGCGGCAGCCATGCGGTGCCCGGCTTCGGGTGCGCCCGGACGCCGACCGGATCACCTGCCCGAGGTGCCGGACCCGATGGCCCCGTGCGAGCTGGGACGAACTGAGCGACGCACAGGGCACGCCGGTGTCTGACGTCGCCGCACTGTCCGCCTGGCTCAACGTTCCGGCCGGGACGTTGAGACGCTGGCGAGGCGAGGACGGGTGGGCCAACCACGGGTCCCGGCGACGGCCGCTGTACGAGCGCAACGCGGTGTTCACGTCCTGGCAGCGCCGCCGAGGCGCGCTTTTGGCCGGCTGAAGGGTGGCGGGGCCGGTCGACCGCCCCGAAGGGTGGCTAGAACCGGCCGGCCCCGCCCGCTTTCACCGTCATCACGGAGGAAGCACCGCCAGTATATGGGGCGGGTCACAACTCCTGTTCAACCTTCCCTTCGTCTCAAACATAGGATATAGTTATCTGTGTTGGGAGCGGACCTAGAACCCCGCTCGCAGCGCCACATCACCGTCATCAGTATCGGAAGGAAACCCTTGAACGGCAACATGATTCAGTGGTGGGTGCTCTACCGCTACACGGCGCTGGCGAACCACCTCGACGGCCACCCGTGGGGCGAGGCTGCCACGGCGGCCACGCTGTGGGAACCGTCGATCGTGCGACTGCTGGCCGACCTGACAACCGGCAGCGAGCCGTGCGTGTACTGCTTCGAGCGGCGGCTTGCGACATGCCCCGGCATGAAGCTCCACGTGACTATGGAGCGTGATCGCGCCGACCTTGAGGCGGGCGACCAACTACACACGGCTGTGGTCGAGCTTCCGGACGGGCTGGACTGGCGCCTGGCCATGAAGGCCATCAAGTGCTTGATCCTTTCCCGAGGTGTCATCTCGCAGCAGTGACCGAGCGCTAGCCCGTGCGGGGCGGCGAGAGTAAAAACCCGTTCGCCGCCCCGCTTTCCAGCACTGCCCGGCGGTCGACCGGGCTACCCGCTCGGTTGTCGGGCCTGAAATCCTTGTGCCCGAAAGGAAGATCGTCAGTGACTAGCCATAATGGACATGCTCATGCGCGTCAAGTCTGGGTGGTCTATAGCGTTCCTGAACCCCCGGCGGTCCCCATTCCCTCGGTCCTGTGGACGTTGCCGGTTCCCCTCGACAGCGCGGCCCCGTGTGGCCACTGCCGACGAGTGGGCGCCGAGGGGCCGTGTCCGGGAGCCAAGGCGCACGCCTATGCGCAGCACGCGAGGTTGAGCCTGCGCACTGGTATCAGGCCGCTTGAGGTGGACGTCTTTGAGCTGCCGCCTCACGTGCACGTCATGATGTGCGCAACCCACCTGTATCGGCTCATTGTCAAGCGCGCCAACGAAAACCGTCCTTCTGCCGATGTTGGCTCAGGCGGGCAAGGGTAGTCCGGGTCTGTGCGGTGGCCCGCTCCAAGGTTCAATGTGGGGCGGGCCACCTCCGCGGCCCTTTCGCATGACCTCAACATCAGATATAGTTCTTCTTGTCGGAACGGACCTAGAACCCCGCTCCCGCAACACAATCACCGTCATCACCGGAGGGAAACACCATGGCTACCGCAACCAACATTGCCGAGCGGGTCCGCAAGCTGCTGGACAAGGCCGAGGACGCGGCCGTCACTCCTGAGGAGGCGCAGACCTACGCCGCGAAGGCGGCGGAGCTGATCGCCAAACACAACCTCGACCAGGCCACCGTGCGCCACCGCGAAGGCAAGCGGCCGGAGCCGATCAAGCTCCTGGAGTTCGAGATCTCCGGCCAGGGTTGGCACGGCAAGGCTCGCGCCTCGCTGGTCTACTCGGTTGCCGAAGCTCACGGCTGCTCGGTGTGCACGCTGGGCAACAAAATGAACGGCAACACTCGGTGGGTGCTGATCATGGGCCCGGTCGCCACGCTCAAGGCACTGGACATGCTGCTGCCCTCGATCCTCATGCAGGCCGAGGCTCAGGGTATGGCGGCGGCCAAGGCGCACATGGCCGAGCGCAAGGGCATGTTCGACACCGCTGCTAACGCCAACATCGAACGCCGGACGTTCTTCCGCTCCTACCTCCCCGGCTACGGCCGAGGCGTTGCGGAAAAGATCGCCGTGTCCCGGGAAGCGATGGCCGAGAAGGTCAAGGGCAAGACCGGGGAACTGGTCCTGGTCTCCGACGCCGAGCGCACCAAGACCGCGTTCGACAAGCGTTTCCCGGACCTGTCCTACGGCCGGGAGGACAAGCACAACGTGGCCGGGGCCATCGCTGGCCACCGTGACGGCCGCAACGCCGACACTGGCCAGACCAAGGTGAACGGCAACGGCTCCGCGGCCGTGACCGCTGGCTGAGCCCAACCCCGCCGCCCCGGCTCCGGACTCGGAGCCGGGGCGGCACACTGTAGACGGACCACCCGCCCGGGTGGCGGGAGGAGGGACACGTGATACCGGCGGGCCGCACGCTCATCACTCAAGAGGAGATCGCCGAGCTTCACGGCATGAGCCTGCGCACCGCCCGGCGGGCCGAACCGCCACCGTGGGACCACCCGCACCACCCCGCGCAGGTCAACCCCGCCCGAGGCCGGACACACCGACGGCTCTGGGATTCCGAGCAAGCCACCGCCTTCGCCCGCGGCGAGCCCGTGCCCGAGCTGCCCGCGCTCGGCAGCCCCGGAGACCTGCTCGACCGGACCGAGGCGGCTGAGGCTGCCGGACTCTCGGTTGCCACCTGGACGCGGTACGAAAGCATGGAACGCGACCGGACTCGGGCGGAGGGGGAACGTCCGCTGGTGCCGCCCCCTGACGAGGAACACGGCGGAGTTCCGTTCTGGCACCGCAGCACGGTGGATGCCTACCGCGCCGATCGAGCCGAGCCCGGACGGAAACAGGCCGGCGGCCGTCCCGCCGGAACCGCTGAGACGATTCCGCGCGCGGAATTGCCCGCGCGCGTGGCCGAGCTGGTTGCCGAGCGCGGCGACGACGGGCAGCCGCTGTCCGTCGCTGAGATCGCTCGACGCCTCGGGGTGCACTACACCACGGCACACAAATACGTCACTGCCATTCGCGAATAGAACCCGCTTGCGCCTGACCAGCACCGAACGCTACATTGATCAAGTTGGATTCGTGTGCCTGCACGGCGATCCCCTAAGCTTCGGTCGAGAGCCCCGGTTACTCCCTCCCCCTCGGTAGTCGGGGCTCTCCCATTTCCGCACCTCCTCACCAGCGCCACGCGCGGCCCGTCCAACGGCGTCGGGGCGGTGAGTCATGCCTGCCTGGTCCGGCAGCGACCGTGCCGCCCGCCTTCCACGGGATTGGCCTCGCAGACGTGCCCGCATTCTGCGGCGCGACCCCGTTTGCCGGGTGTGCCTGCTCGCGCCCTCGACCGAGGTCGACCACGTCATCCCCGGCGACGACCACACGGATGCCAACCTGCAAGGGATCTGCACCCCGTGCCACGCCAGCAAGAGCGGACGCGAAGGCGGCCGGGCCGCTGCTGCCCGGCGCCCGTCCGCGCGCCGTCCCGCTGAGCCGCACCCCGGCCTGATCGAAAGGTGACTCGATGCGCGTACTGCTGCTGCGCTCCCTCGGCGGCCACCCTCCCCGCACCGTGATCGACCAGGACCAGGCCGCCGCCGAATGGCTGCTCTCGACCGGCATGGCCATCGCCGCACCGGACGCGGAGGCCGAGCCGGACCGCCCGGCCGAACCGTCCGCCGCCGAGTCGACCGGCCCGGCCGAGTCCGAACCCGCCGCACCAGCCGAGCCGGTGACCAGCGAGTCCGCACGGCGCGATCGACGTCCGTCACGCACCGCCACCCCTGGGGGATGACCCCTCGCCGCCCTGGCCGCCGCACCGGTTAGGCATAGCACCTCGCGGTCTGTACGAAACTCCGGCGATTTCGCCGCGGCCGGCCTCAGACCCCGGCGGCTTCACGGGTCCTGACGGCGAAGGTGGGGGCAGGCTCCCCTCTGAATCACGAGCCGGGATGGTGGCTCTCTCGCGTGCGTTGTGTCCGCCAGACTCGCTCGGTTTGGCCACGGTTTCGCCGTGCGGTTCTCGTTCAACTTGAAACGTCAGGCCGAACCATCGGCCCGCCCGAGCGTCAAGTTTGATCTGGCGAAGACACATGCGGGCGTCAAGCTTGAGAAGCAGAACAGACACAAGCACGAGGCCTGCCAAGACCAAAATGCACGCGATAGCCGCGAACCACACACCCACCGGCATGGACCTACCTCTCCTTAAAGATCAAGGTCCATGCTCGAAGGGGCCAAAAAGATGGTCCCCCTGGCCACAAGCCCTTGTCAAAGCGGCCTGGGGACAAACTTGTGGAAAGCAGCCGTAACGCCGCAGGTCAGAGGATCTTTTTGCCAATCTGGCATAAACCTCGTCTGTCCGACTCGCCATCCCCATGCGCAGGTAGCGCCTGCTTGTCCAACGCCTGAGGCGGTCGTCCACAACCAAACTCGTCCATCGACTACTGCAGCCGGGCATCTGATTCCGCGCCTCGCGCTCGCCTACCCTTTATCCAGGAGGTGACGCGCTCTGGCCGCCACCTCACCCCGTCCCCGGACCAAGGATGCCCGCGAAACCGACTTCCGCCCGCTCGCCGACGTGCCCCGCCTCGACCAGCTCTCTGCCCGCACCCTCGCCCGCCGGAGCCGTGGAACTGCCTCCGCCCGGTGGGCCGCACGCTGACCTGTCCGTCCCGCTGCTGGTCGCCCCGTGCTCGTGGCACGCCGCGCAGTACTCCGTGCTGCGCTGGCACTACTCGCAGAAGATGCCGCGCAGCAAGATCGCCCCGTTCGGGGTGTGGGAGCACGGCGAGTTCACCGGCGTGGTCATGTTCGGCCGGTCCGCCACGGCCGCGCTCGGCAACCCCTACGGCCTGGACCAGACCGAGTGCGTGGAGCTGCTGCGCGTCGCGCTGCGCCCGCACGAGCACCCGGTGACGCAGATGGTCGCGGCCAGCCTGCGCCAGCTTCGCGCCGCGTGCCCCGGGCTGCGGCTGATCGTGTCCTACGCCGACACCGCCCAGGGCCATCGGGGCGGGATCTACCAGGCCGGGAACTGGATCTACACCGGCACCACCAACCCGGCCAACGCGTCTTACGTCGTGCATGGGCAGCTGGTGCACGGCCGGACGCTGCGCCACATGGCGGTCCATCGGCCGGCCGGAGAGACCGCCGAGGACTTCGTGCGGCGCACCGTGGACCCACACGTGCGCCGGGTGGTCGAGAGCACGGTGAAACACCGCTACCTCTATCCGCTGGACCGCGCGATGCGTCGTCAGGTCGGCCCGCTGGCGAAGCCGTATCCGGCTGCCCCTGCCTGAGCCGAGGGGGTGAGCCGTGGCAATCACCGGACGGCCGCCCTCGGCCAACCCGCGCAACCGCAACCTCAAGGCTTACGACTGGACCGCGATCGAGGCGGCCCCTTTCGAAGGGCCGTCGCCGGAGCTGCCGAAGAACGGGCGGAAGAAGTGGCACGCGGAGACGCTGGCCTGGTGGGACGCGGTCCGCCGGATGCCGCACTGCCGCCTCTGGACGGACACCGACTGGCGCTTCGCGATGGAAACCGCGGTGCTGGTCGACGCGTTCTGGCGGGGCGAGGCCAACCGCGCCGCCGAGCTGCGGTTGCGCGCGGCCAAGCTCGGCCTCACCCACGAGGACCGGCTCAAGCTGCGCATCCGCTACACCACTCCCGGCGAGGCCACTGACGCCCCGCCGGCACCGGACGCCGCGGCGGTGACCCGGCTCGACGAGCGGCGCCGGAGGCTGTCCGGTGACGCGTGAGCTGGTCTACGCCCCCGGCCACGACCGCGGCCGCTCGCTGGGCTGGCTCGCGGCGGCGTGGACCGAGCACTTCACCGTGCACGGCCCCGGCGACGTCCAGGGCGACGACGTCGACCTCGACGACGAGTTCGCCGGGTTCCTGGTCGACGCCTACGCACTCGACAGCCACGGACGCCGCCAGTACAGCCGGGCCGTGCTCTCACGCGCGAAGGGCCGCGCCAAGTCGGAGATCGCCGGGTTCGTCGGGCTGTACGAGGCGTTCGGCCCGTGCCGGTTCTCCGGATGGGCCACCGGTGGTGAGACCTACCAGTGGCGGGACTTCACCTACACCTACGAGCCCGGCGAGCCGATGGGCCAGCCGCTCGTCTACCCCTACATTCGTTGCCTGGCAACGGAAGAGAGCCAGACCGGCAACACGTTCGACGTCATCCACTTCAACCTCACCGAGGGCCCGCTCGGAGAGGATCTGCCGAACGGCGCGGCCGGGCTCACGCGCGTGCTGCTGCCCGGCGGCGGGGAAATCGTCCCGTCCACCGCCAGCTCGTCCGCGAAGGACGGCGGGAAGGAATCGCTCGCGATCTTCGACGAACCGCACCTCTACATCACGCCCGAGCTGCGGCGGATGTTCAAGACCGTGGACCGGAACCTGCGCAAGCGCAAGGCCGCGCAGCCCTGGGGCCTGCTGACGTCCACGATGTACCAGGCCGGGGAAGACTCGATCCTCGAAGCGCTGGACCGGCAGGCCAAGGCGATCCGGGAGGGCCGCACCCGCTCGGCCCGGCTGCTGTGGGACCACCGCGAGGCCCCGGCCGACGTTGAACTGACCGATCTGGACGCGATGGTGGCCGCCCTGCGGGAGGTCTACGGCCCAGCGGCCGACTGGATGGACCTGCCCGGCATCGTCGAGAACGAGTTCTGGGACCTCACCAAGGCCCCGGAGGAGTCCCGCCGGTACTTCTTCAACCAGCGCTCATCGGCCGCCACCGCGTGGACGACCGCCCCGGAGTGGTCGGCCTGCCTCGACCCCGAACGGCCCCCGCTGCTCGACGGCGACACGGTGGTCATGTTCTTCGACGGCAGCAAGAACGACGACGCCACCGGCCTGGTTGCCGTGCGGATGTCCGACGGACACGCGGCCGTGTTGCACTGCCAGGAGAAGCCCGAAGGTCCCGCCGGTGCCGGATGGGAGGTCGATCGGGCGGCCGCGGACCTGGCGGTGCGCACCGCGTTCGACCGGTTCGACGTCGTCGGGTTCTTCGCCGACGTCCGCGAGTTCGAGTCCTACGTCGACACGTGGGGATTCGAGTTCGGGGACCAGCTGCTGGTCGACGCGACCACCGGCCGCAGCCGCGCCGCCGTCGCGTTTGACATGCGCGCCAAGGTCCCTGAGTTCACCCCCGCCGTGGAACGCACCCTGGCTGAGATCAGGCAGAAGGCCCTGACTCATGATGGCGACTCCCGCCTGACCCGGCACGTGCTCAACGCGCGTCGGCTGCCGACCCGCTACGGCGTGCTCATCCGTAAGGAGGCGCGGGACTCTCCACACAAGATCGACCTTGCCGTGTGTCTGATCGGTGCGCGCCATGTTCGCCGATTGGTACTGGCCTCTCCGGAGTGGGCTAAGCGCGGGCGCAGACGGAGCGGTAAGCTCCGTGTCTTCACCTAGTCGATCTCGATTTTGCTATGGCTCTATTCAGGTGTTTCTCGGCCAGAAGTAGACTACGTGACAGAAATGGAAAGTCATCCGATGTGAGGTCCCATTCTGGAGCGCATCCGGCGGACCCGATGATCTCGCGAAGATCATCTCTCGGAACCCCCGACTTCACTGCGTTTCTCACCAGGGAGTGAACCGTTTGAGAGGATGTATCCAGCCTTGTTTCTAAATTGGTTAACTCTGTCGTTGTTTCGGAGATCAAACGTAAGTGTCGATTGAGTACTCCTGGTGCCAGTGTGCGACTGTCTAAGGGAGTGGATAGGTGGAACAGGTATTCTTTGTCTTGCTCATCTCCTGTGCTTGAGTAGAGGGCGGCCGAGTCAAATAGTGCGCAGACAAGCTCTCGTGGAACTCCTGAGAGTATAGCGTTATTCGCGATACCTTTAAGGATTATTGACAAGTTTGACAGCTTGGCTAGATCTGATTTGTGTGATGCTAAAGCCTCGCCTATGACGGTCAGGTGACCTCTGAGGATCGTAGGTGATAATGCGGAAGTTGAATGATTCATGACGCCGCACGATACCTGCATTGAGTTGACACGATCGAGGGGGTGAAGTCTCTGTTTTCCCCTTCCGACGCAAGAGAAGTCGCCAAGCGCATCGAAGCGGTCTGGCCAGACCAGGCCCGCAACAACCGGATTCACCGCTACGTCCAGGGTGATCACGATCTGCCGTTCGCGCCCCGCTCGGCCCGGCGGGCGTACCGTTGGCTGCTCGACCGGTCCCGGACGAACTGGTGCCGCCTGCTGATGCAGCTCTTGGCGCAAAACCTGTTCGTGGACGGTTACCGCGCGCTCGGCGACGACCAGGCGGACGAGCCGCTGGGCTGGTCGCACTGGAACCAGAACGGCCTGGCGCGCCGCCAGGCCGCGGTGCACCGGGCCACGCTGAAGTACGGCTGGGCCTACACCACCGTCCTGCCCGGCGACACGGCCCCGGTCATCCGGGGCGTGTCCCCGCGGAACATGACCGCCGTCTACGCCGACCCCTGGCCGATCTACGCGCTACAACGGAAAACCTCCTGGACTCCGGACGGCCCACGCCAGGTCTACCGGCTGTTCGACGACACGGCCGTCTACACCCTCGCCGAGAACGACCCCGGTCAAGGCCCGGCCTACCTCGACCACGCCGAACACGGCCTCGGCGTCTGCCCGGTCGTCCGTTTCCTGGACGAAGACGACCTCGACGCCGACAGCCCCGGTGTGGTCGCCCCGGTCCTCGACATTCAGGACCGGCTGAACTACCAGACGTTTCTGCTCATGACGACCGGTGAGCACGGCGCGCACCGGCAGCGCTGGGCCGCCGGGCTGGAGCTGGACGACGACGAAGAGCCACCGATCGGCCCGGACCGGCTGCTGCACTCCGATTCGCCAGAGACGAGGTTCGGGACGTTCGACTCCACCGACATGTCCGGCTATGTCTCCGTGCTGGAACAGATCCTCCGGCACCTGGCTGCGATCACCCAGACCCCGGCATGGGCGCTGCACGGGTCGCTGTCGAATCTGGCCGCCGACACGATCGACGCCGCCGATGCTGGACTACAGCGCAGGGTCGGGGAGCGGAAGACGTCCTACGGGGAGTCGTGGCAGCAGACGCTGCGGCTGTCCTGCCTCGCCGCCGGGGATGAGGCCGGCTGGCTCGACACCACGTCGGTCGTGCGCTGGCGCGACACCTCGACCCGTTCCCTGGCGGGCGTCGTTGATGCCTGGGGCAAGGCCGTGCAGATGCTCGATGTTCCTGCGCGAGCGACCTGGGAGCGTCTGCCGGGCGTCACGGATCAGGACGTGCGCCGCTGGGAGCAGATGCCCGCGGCTGTCGACGGGCACGCGCTGCTGGCCGACACCCTGGCCCGCGCCACCACTGACCTGACCGGGCGGTGACCCGGTGGCCAATACCCCAGCCGGGCGCGCGGCCAGCACTGCGCACCGCCTGGCCCAGGGCCGCATCTCGGCGCGGGTCGTGTCAGACGTCCTCGGCATCTGGCGGTCTCTGGATCCGCTTCGGCTGACCGATCACGGATGGGCCGGGCAGGTCCTTGCTGCCCTCGCACGGCACCGCGACGACTCCGCCAAGCTGGCCGCGAGCTACTACCGCGACTTCCGCCGCGCTGAGGTCCCCGCGGCTGTGGCGTTCGCGCCGCGCCCCGTTGTGGCCGGCACTTCCTCGCTGTGGCGAGACCGGGCGCTCACCTCGCTGCGCGTCACCGGCACGCGCGTAGTCACCCGGCTCATCCTCGGCGGTTGGGACCCCTCGCGGGCCCTGGACAAAGCCGGGCCAGCCGTCGCGGCGGCCAGTTCCCGGCACGCGCTCGCGGCCGGGCGTGAGGTCGTTGACCGCGCGTTGGGCGAGGACCCGGCGGCGCGCAGCTGGCTGCGCGTCACCGACGGAAATCCGTGTTGGTTCTGCGCGATGCTCGCCAGCCGGGGCGCGGTCTACCTGACGCCGCGCTCCGCCAGTACTCGAGGTGGCACCTACGAGCCCTACCACGACGGCTGCGGCTGCCAGACCGAACCGGTGTTTCGCACCGTCGTGCTTCCCGATGCCTCCCAGCGGTTCGCCGCATTGTGGGAGACCTCCACCGACGGGTTATCCGGCAAGGCCGCACGCAACGCCTTCCGCCGCGCTCACGCCGCCCGTCGCGGCTGAGCGCCCACCGACTGGCCGCCCGCCCGGATTCCCACGACAGCCCGACAACAGCCCTCTTCCCGCTGTCGCGCATGAGGAAACCGGGCGGGTGGCCTTCCACCCGCTTCTTGTCCACCGACCCCTTGGAGACCAGCAGTGCCCGATGCTCCCTCGGCCGAGACCGGCCAGCCCGCGGACGAGCCCGTAGGTCCGGTCACTCCGGCCGCGCCGGTCGTCCCGCAGCCGGCACCGGCGGCCGAGCAGCCCGCCGAACCCGCCGAGTTGGTGTCCCTGCGCGAGCAGGCGCAGCAGCTCACCGAACAGGCCGCTGCCGCGCAGCAGCGCGCCGAGGCTGCCGAACTCGACCTGTCCCGGCTGACTGTGATCCGCACGGCGAAGCTGCCCGATGCGCTCGCCTCCCGGCTCGCCGGGGCGACCACCGAGGAACTGACAGCCGATGCCGCAGCGCTGGCCGAGGTTATCTCGGCGCTAGTCGCCGCGGCCGCTCCGCCCCCTCGGACCGCTACCGGACGGCCCCCGGTCGAGGCGCTGCGCCCGACGGCCAGCGCTCCGGCCGAGCCGGTCGAGGACACCCCCGAGCAGATCAGCCGCCTGGTCTGGGGCAAGTAACCCAGCCCTTTCCGTTCCGCATCAACAACTTTGGAGAACCAAACCAGTCCTATGGTCAACAAGTTCCTCACCCCGAAGCAGATCGCGTCCGCGTCCCTTGCAGCGCTGACCCAGCAGACCGTCCTGGCCGGAACCACCTGGCGCGATGCCGAAGCCGACTTCCAGGGCAAGCAGGGCGACACCGTCACCATCCGCACCGATACCGTCGTGGGTACGGTCCGGACATTCAACCGGGCCCAGAACAAGCCCATCGTGATCGACGACGTCGAAGAGAAGTCCGTCGATATCAAGATCGATACCTATCTGTACAAGGGAATCAACCTTCCCGATGAGCAACTCACGTTGCAAGTCAAGGACTTCACGAAACAGATCGCCACTCCGCAGGCAAAGAGCGTCGCCATCGGGTTGGAGACTATGGTCGCCGGGCAGATGAACGCCCTCCCCTCGACCGTCACTGTGAAGGGCGACGGGACCGACATCCACAGCCAGCTGATCCAGGCCCGTGCGCTGCTGAACAAGGCGGGCGTGCCGTTCGAGGATCGCTGGTTCGCGGTGTCGGCCGACCTGGAATCGATGCTGCTCAACGACCCACAGAAACGCCTGGTGCCGGTCGACGCCTCCGGGTCGCCGCAGGCGCTGCGCGAGGCGATCATCGGCCGCCTCTACGGCTTCACCGTCCTGCCCAGCAACTACCTTGCCGACGGCTCCGGTATCGCGTATCACCCGACTGCGTTCCCGCTGGTGACTCGCGCGCTGGACGTCCCGGCCGGTGCGACCTTCGGGCAGGCGATGACCTACGGCGGATTCGCCATGCGGCTGATCCGCGACTACGACCCCGGTTTCCAGCAGGATCGCTCAGTGGTCTCGACGCTGGCGGGCACGAGCACGACCGTGGACGACGGCGCGGTCAAGCGGGCCGTGCGGTTCACCACCGCGCCCGCCGCGTGACCGAAGCCGCGGAGCCGGCCCCGCTGGCGACCCTCGCCCAGCTGAAAGCTCGCCCGGGGATCACCCTCACCGGTTCCGACGCCGAAGCCCGCGCCCTGACCGCGCTGGTCGACGCGTCGAACCTGGTGCGCGCCGAGCTGCCGCCCGCGCTGCTCACCCCGACCGTCCCGCCCGCCGTCGTCACCATCGTGTGCCAGGCGGCGGGCCGAGCGGTGCGCAACCCCGAGGGCTTCAGCTCCGAAACCGCAGGCCAATACACCTACCGCTACGGCGACGACGCCACGTCTGGGGTCTACCTCACCGAGCACGACCACAAGACCCTGCGGCGACTGGCCCGCCGCAGCGGCCTGCGCTCGGTCCGGACTCCATACGCGGCCGAACCCGACGACCTCGGTCCCGTCACGCTGCCCGTCCTCGGGCCGGACGGCCAGCAGACCGAGCCGTTCCCATGGGAGGAGCCGCCGCTCTGAACCTGCCACATCAGCTGATCGTCATCACGCCCCGGGAGGTGCCCGACGTCTACGACAACCCAGCCCCGGCCCTGGACTACGGACCAGAGGCGCCCCGGCGCGCCGTGGCCGGCCTCCTGCTGCCGCGCGAAGCCGCCCGCAGTGGCGGCACCTACTCGTTCCCAGGGCGCGTCGCGGTCACTGGGGCCTGGTGGCTGCTGACCACCGAGCAGATCCACGCCCGTGAGCGCGTTCTTTTCGACGGCCGCACGTTCGCCGTCGAGGGGGAACCTGCCCGGTTCGAGCCCCGACCGGGCTTCCTGCACTACGAAACCGTCCTGACCCACACGGAGGGCTGACCCCTGGCGCTACCCAGCATCTTCGGAATCACGATCGACTCGGACGGCGCGCGGGAGCTACTGAACTCCCCGGAAGTCGCCGAGGCCGTGCGCGCGGCCGCGCAGCGGGTGGCCGACACCGCCAGCGCGCAGGGGCACCGCGTCATCGACGGTGAGGTGCTGCCGGTGGAGGTCATCACCGAGCCGCCCACCGACCGGGTTTCCGCTACGGTCGCGATCCCGCACGCGGCTGGTGTCGGCATGGAAGCCTGGCACGGCGTGCTCAAGCGAGCTGCCGAAGCCAACGGGTTCGAAGTGACCGGTCTCGACCCCGGCGACGTCGGGTGAGCCCGCTCCCACCGGTCCCGCTCGACGTGGCCGAGCTGATCGTTCGGCGCCTGCGCGTCCAGCTCACCGCCGTGACCGATCCGGCCGCCGCACAGGTGAAGGTCTCCACCGAGACCGGGCGCGGCCACGACGGAGGACCACCGTCCCTGCCGTGGCTTCTGGTCGCGGAGGACGGACACGGGTGGGACTGGCCCGCCGTCCAGCGCGCGGTCATCCGGCTGACCTGCTGGCACCGCGACGCTCACACCGCGAAGCGGCTCGCCGGGATCGCGCTCGGCCTCCTGTGCTCGCCGCAGCCGGCAGGGGCGCTGCTGCGCGGCGAACCTGTTGCCGCGCCGATTGCCGGTATCGACCCCTACACGGCCGAACCGCTGGCGACAGCCAGCCTCACCACTTACGCCCGGACACCGTACCGGGCATCACCGCTCGCCTGACCCGGCTTGGAGGTCTTTCCTTACATGGCAATGAACAGCGCGCTAGTGCGTGTGCCCGGCACCGGTGAGGTGTCACTTGCTGTACCGGACACTCCGGAACCACCCGACGCCACGAGCCCGCTGACAGCGGCTTGGACCGGCCTCGGTCTGTCCACTCCGGACGGCACCACGTTGGCCCGCAAGGTGGAGAAGGAAGGCACCGAGCACTGGCAGCAGCTGACTCCGGCCCGCTACATCTACAAGTCCCAGGAACTCACTGTGGCGTCGGTGTTCCAGGAGACCAAGGGCGAAGTCCTCTCCGCCTACTTCGGAGGCATGAAGTTCGCTGCCGTCGGCACCGGAACGCCGAAGAACTACCGGGCCGAAATCAGCTCGATCCCCAAGAGTGACATCCGTGCGCTCTGTGTCGACTGGACCGACGTCGTCTCCGACGACGAGGTCTACAGCCATCGACTGTACCTCCCACGCGCCGAGGTTTCCGAAACCGAGGAATCGCAGTTCTCCAGGACGCAGGAAGCCCGCTGGGGCATGACGTTTTCTGCACTAGCTCCGCCATCGGGCAAAACATATATCGCGGTCTGGCTGACCAACGACCCCGCAGTCCTATTCGCGGGATCGCCGCCAACCGCACTTACAGGTGGCGCCTTTGGTGGCACAGGGAGCCAGTCGGAGCCGTGACGCGGTCATGGGGCGGAACTGCTGGACACCGCGACGCGATGACCAGCAGCCCCACTCAGATTCGAATGCTAGCCAGTCATGGGGTGCGCCAGCAGCGCATCGTCAATAGCTTCAATATTTGAATGGAACACGACAAGGTAGCAAGTGCGGCCAGCGGCTGGAACAGCGCCCGGAGAACACGCATCTACCTCGCTTTCAATAAGGCCCGAGGTGATCTGACCAGCCGCAATGACTCCACCGTTGGCGTCGGCAATATAGTTCGGCCCGCCGCTGTCACCGCCACCTGAACTGCCGAAATCGTGGGTTCCAGTGACATCGGTGATGTATCCGGGGCCGGTCCCATCGGCGAATGTGTCCGTTGCCGTTACCTTCGCACCGCATACTTCACCGCTGAGGCCACCGTCGTCGCATGTGAAGTCCCCGACAAAGGGATCGCTCCATCCATGCACAGGAACTCCGTATGGGCTGTCCCAGTTTCCGACGTAAACCCACCCCTTGTAGGATTGACCAGAGAGCAGCATAGAGTCTATTTGAGCATTCGATCGCAACTCGGTGCCGTAGATGCGATTGTGGCCTGGGTTCATCCAGTTTGGTGCACCCGCCGTGGAGCAGTGCCTAGCGGTGCTGATCGCTTGACTTCCGGTTGTGGTTGTCATCGCGAATCCGGTCGAGCAATCGAATCCCGAATCAGGGTTACTTATCCATGTTCCTCCTGAGAAGGGGGCCGCATCGTTATAACGAACTAAAGGGACCCAACCACCTCCTCCTGATGTGATGTCTACTGGCATGCTGCTCTCGATTTCAGCCGCACTAGCAGACTTCTTGGCCTGGTTGATCTTGACTTCGATCCCCGTGTAGTCAGACCTAGGTCCCGCTGAGGCAACATACGGGTACTCAAGGGAGATTCGCTTCGATTCGGCTCGCAATTGGGCGAGCGTGTAGGGAACTTGCGTGAAGTGAACTTGGGTGGGGTTGGCCGAGTTGGCCGCCAATGCGGCAATACCCGTCGGGACATCTCCATGCCAGAACACCGTCAACGTGTCGCCATTGTCCGAAAAGGCTGCCTGAACGAAGCCGTCGGGGTGGCTTCGCTTTCCCTGGTCGCGGATCGCTGTGGCGAGAGCTCGGAGGTCGGGAGACGGGGCCATGGCGGACCTTCCCTTCGGGGCCGGTGAAGGCACCAGGGTACTGCCCGCTCTCGACAGGTTGCCACTGTTGGCCAGGATGTCCGAGCCGCCAAGGCGGTCGGCGGCCATGGCTGGCGCGGTGACCCCCACTGTGGCGAGCAATGCTACGAAAAACGTGGGCAACCATCTAGATCTTCGTGAAATACGCATTCTGGGCACTCTTCCCCTCTTAAAATTGCGTATTGAAATGGCCAGGGAGTCCGCGCGGCCTTGCGAAATCTGACGACCATGGCGACCCATCCCCGATGCCACTTTGAAAGCTAGAACTAATTGCTAACCCGATGCAACAAAATCTCACGGGTTCATACATTTGGCCCAAACACGTACTCAAAGTAGTTGTCAATCAGCCGAATGGACTTATCAGAAAATGAGTAGTCGCCAGCGCGCCGAAACCGTCGGCAAGCCCAGCTCGCCTGAGCCTGGCCACACAGTGACATGGCGCAGCAAGCGTTTCGTCCTGCCGAGCGCGGATGACTTCCCGCTTGAAGCGCTTGAGGCAGAGGAAGAGGGCAAGCACCTCACCGCGCTGAAGCTCATCCTTGGCACCGACCAGTACGTAACCTGGCGCGGCCTGGCCGCGACGGCGGCGGACGCCGAGGACTTCTCCGCCGCGGTCATGAAGGAGCTGGGCCGGGGAAACCAATAGCGGTCGCCTTGCTCCTCGCGGAGGAGGCGACCGCCGAAGCCCTGGAAACGGACATGCTCCGGTACGGGGTCGACCTGCTCGACCTCTACCGGGGCAGCCTGTCCTACCGGCGGGTGTGCGCGCTGGTGACCCACCTGCCCGACGACGCCGCCGTCTGGCGCGTGCTCGACCCACGCGGCGGCTGGACCCGCGCGGAAATACTCGCGTCGGTCACCGAACGGCGGATCACCGCCCTGTGGGCGACCGTCGCCGCCGCACTGGGCCAGGAGATCCCCGAAGCGCAACTCGCCGATCCGATGGAGGCGTTCAGCGCCACGGCCAGCGCCCCGCCTGTCAGCCCGGCCTCGGCCGGCATCGGCGAACCCGAGCTGAAGTCCCTGCGGGAGATTGCCGTGTGGATGAGGTCTTAGTGGCCAGGTCGCGGGGTCTAGGCGACAAACGCAGGGTCTAGGCGACCGGCGCCCGCTCAGAGTCTCAAGGAGCTTCGACTCCTGCAAGTGCTCTGCGCGGCACATTCGTCTTCATCGGGTAGTCCGGGCGGGGGTGACGTCCGTGGCGACGATCGGTCACGCCTTCTTTAAGCTCCTGCCCACCCTGCAAGGCCTCGGCCGGGAGATCCGCAACCAGGTTCGGCAGAACGAGCGCACAGCGCCCGCCATCACCCTCACCGCGCAGGTTCAGACGGCCCTGCTCAGGGAGCAGATCCGGGCCGCCGCTCGGGAAGGCAACGACAGCGCCGTGCGGCTGCTGGCCGAGCTGGACGCGGTCCCGGCCGAGACCCGGTTTCAGCGGCTCGTGCGCGAGCTGTCGGGCAAGTCGGTCTCGATCAAGGCCGTGGCCGACAAGTCGATCGGCTCGACCGTGCGCGGCCTCGGAGAGCTGGACGACGGTCTCAACCGCACCACCGTGCAGTTCACGCGCATGACGCTGTCCGTCGGCGCGGCGGTGCTCAAGTACGGGGCGATGGCCGCCGCCGTCGGCCAGGCCGTGACCGTGCTCGGCGGCGTTGGCTCGGCGGCGGCGACCGCGTCCGGCGCCCTGCTGGTGGTTCCGGCGGCCGGCCTTGCCGCGGCTGCGGCGATCGCCACGCTCAAGCTCGGCGTCTCCGGGTTCGCCGACGCGCTCAAGGAAAGCGACCCGGCTAAGTACGCGCAGGCCGTGGCCGCATTCCCGCCCGCCATGGCAGCTGCTGCGAACGCGGTCCGCGCGCTCCGCCCGGAACTGACCGGGCTGCGGCAGGAAGTTCAGCAACGTCTGTTTGCGGGGTTGGCAACAGAGATCACCGGGCTGGCCCGGACGTACCTTCCGATGCTGCGCACCGAGCTGGGCGGCATCGCGGACGGGCTCAACGTCGGAGCGGGCGGACTCGCCGCGTTTGCCCGTGAGGGTCGCACCGTCGATGACGTCCGCACGATTCTGGATAGCACCGGTGTGTCCGTGCGAGCAGCGTCAGCCGGGGTGCAGCCGTTCCTGCAAGCACTCCGGGACATCGCGGCGGTCGGCGCGGAGTTCCTGCCCGGATTTGCCTCTGGGCTCGCGGACGGTGCCCAGCGCTTCGCGGACTTCATCTCCACGGCGCGCCAGACCGGGCAACTACGGGAATGGATCTCGGCCGGGCTGTCGGCTATCGGGGATCTGGTCACGATCCTGCGCAACCTCGGCCAGATCTTGTACGCGGTGTTCTCCGCCGCGAACACCGGCGGCGGCGGGCTGCTGTCCACCCTGGTCGCGATCACCGGGCAGATCGCCGCGTTCGTACAGTCCGCGCAGGGCGCGACCGCGTTGGTGCAGATCTTCGGCGGCTTACACGCGATCGGCGCGGGACTGCTGCCGGTGCTGGCAGCGCTCGGCCAGGTCATCGTGACATCGATCGCTCCGGCGATCAGCCAGCTCGGGCCGATGATCGGGCAAGCCTTTGCCGCACTGGCTCCAGCGCTCGCGCCGCTCGGTCAGGTTCTGGCGGCGTTGGCACCGGTGGCCGGTGCCGCCGCGCAGGCGCTGGCTGCGGTGCTGGTGCCGGCCGCGGCCGCGCTGGCGCCCATCGTGGCGGCGCTTGCCCCGGTGGTCACCACTCTGGTCGGCCAGCTCGGCAGCGCACTCGGGGGTGCGGTCACCACGCTGACGCCTGCGCTGGTCCAGCTCGCGCAGACGCTTGCGCCGCTGATCTCTGGGTTCGGTGGGCTGCTCGTGCAGGCGATTCAACTCGTCGCTCCCGTGCTCGGCGAGCTGATGACCGCGTTGTCGCCGTTGATCGCCCAGCTCGGCGGAGCGTTGCTGCAAGCGCTATCGGCTGTGATGCCGGTGATCTCCGCGCTGTCCGGGCTGTTCACGTCGGTGCTCCTGGCCGCGCTGAACGCCGTCATGCCCGTGCTGCCGGTGATCGTGCAGGTGATTCAGCAGCTTGCCGAGGTTGTCGGTTCGGCTTTGCAGACGGCGACTCCGGTACTGACCGAGGTGGGGACGCTGCTCGGACAGATCGCGGGTCAGATTCTCTCGGCGCTGCTGCCGGTGATTCCGCCGCTCGCCTCGGCGTTCCTGTCGATCGTGACGGCCCTGCTGCCGATCCTGCCGCCGATCTTGCAGCTGGTGTCCGCGCTGCTGCCGCCGCTGCTCGGCCTGATCACCTCGCTACTGCCGATCATCGTGCAGGCCGCGGGCCTGTTCGCGTCGCTGGTGTCGGCCATCGCGCCGCTGATAACGCAGATCGCGCAGTTCCTGATCCCGATCATTCAGACCCTGTTCGACTTCGTCCAGCCGATCTTCACCGCGATCGTCGCGGTGATTTCCGGTGCTATGCAGGCAATCCAGGGTGTGATTGACCTCGTCATGGGACTGATCACCGGCGACTGGAACAAGGCCTGGTCCGGGATCAAGAACTTGCTCGGCGGAATCTGGGGCGCGATCTCCGGCGTCGTCTCCGACGGAATCGGCGGTCTGCTCTCCTGGTTCGCCAGCCTGCCCGGCCGCATCCTGGGCGCGCTCGGTGACCTCGGCGGACTGCTGCTGAACGCAGGCCGCAACATCATCCGGGGCCTGGTTGACGGCATCTCCGCCGGATTCGGCTGGGTGAAAGACAAACTCGGCCAGCTGACTGGCTGGATCACCCAGTGGAAAGGCCCACCCGCCCGGGACCGCATCCTGCTCTCGGGCAACGGCCGGTTGATCATGCGCGGTCTGCTCGCCGGACTGAGTGAGGGCGAACCCGAGATCCGTGACTACCTCTCCCGGTTCACGAACTCGCTGCCCCTCGATGTGTCCGGCTCGATCACGACGCCGCCCGGCAGAGGAGGAGTAAGCCGTGGCGCGCCAGTGCTCGGTGGTTCCGACGGTTCAGCCGGCCGGGGCGTGGACCTCGTGGCGCTCACGGACGCAGTGACTGCCGGGGTTCTGGCCGCCTTGGACGGCGCGCGAATGTCTGTCGACGGTGCCGGTATCGCACGGCTGGTCAACAAGTCCAACGCACGGAAGGCACGGCGAGGCTGAATTGCCGTTCGATCCCGGAACCTGGTACCTCGGATGGCTGGGGGAGCTGCGCGCTCTCCCCGTCCCCGAGCCAGGTCTGACCACTACGGAGAAGCGCTTCGGCGGGGTCCACGAATCGCTCAACGGTTCACGCACCGCGGATATCATCGGCTTCCGCACGGAGTATCACTTCGACTTCACCTACCTGGCAGAGGCCGACTACCAGTGGCTGCGCGCCCTGTACCTACGCCACTACCTCGGCCCGCACTACTTGATCAATCCGTTGCGGCACAACCTGCTCTCGCCACAGTGCAGCACGGGCTACGTCCACAGTGTCCACGAGTACGGCTGGCAAGCCCTCAACTCCAGCTACGACTACGTGCTCGACTATCCCGCGGATGTGACACCAGCGGGCAACCGCACATTCCGGATCACGAACGTCTCGCCCGCGCCGGGATACCTGATCCTGGACGGCGGCAAGAAGTTCGTCCCCGTACTCACCGGAGAACCGGTGACCTTCTCGGTCTACCTCAAGGCCGACGCCGCCCGGTCGATCACCATGTACCTGGAGAAGATCGACAAGTTCGGCTCTTCGATCGCTGGCGGAGCCAACCTGACAGTGAACGTCACGACGTCGTGGCAGCGGTTCACCCTGACCCACCTCCCCGAAGCCGGTACAGCGGCGCTAAGCCCGGGATTCGTGTTCGGTGCGGCACAGACCTACAACACGGCTTTCGCCGCTCCACAGGTCGAATACGGCGCTGCCGCAACGCCGTGGGACCTCGGCGGCGGCAGCACGAAAGTCGTGATCGACCAGATCGCCAGCACTTCGCCCCAGTTCCCGCTGTCCGACGTGACGGTCACCCTCTGGGAGGCGTAGTGCAGAACCAAGGCGGCACCGCCGCCGCCCGCGCCATCGCCGACAACGAACGCCGGATCCGATGGCGCTTCAACTGCGACTGGAACTCGGGTGGCTTCTACGACCATCCGTTGAGTTTCCTTGCCCCTTACGTGATCGAGGCGGAGATTGACCGCGCGCTCAAGGGTTCCGCGCCGGAGTCCATCATGCTCATCGAGGGAGCCTCGGCCGCCGAACTGCGTGTCATCCTCGCCGGACGGGACGAGGCAACCGGCCTGGGATTTGACGCGATCTTCAGTCCGTACAACGGTTTCTCGCCGCTATACGCGAAGCAACAGATAGGGACGGAGTGCGTCTTCGACATCGGGATCGACACTCCCTACGGGACCGTCTGGTACCCCCAATTCGTCGGCAACATCACCACGATCGACGTCGATCGGGGCAGCGGTGACGTACATGTCACCGCGCTGGACCGCGTGGAAAAGCTTCGCCGCCCCGTGGTGCTGGCGCCCTGGGCGGTCTCCGACTACTGGAACAACCTCGGCCGGGTGACCGGCCAGCAGGCCGACACCGCCTGCTTCATCGACAACTGCCTTCAGCAGTGCGACACATCCTCCACCAAGTACCGGCCCGCGACCCGGGCTGAGCTGGACGTCCCGGACGGCTCTCTCGATGGCGTCGGAGTGTTCGTGCCGGGCAACGGCGGGATCACCCCTACGGTCGGCTGGCTCGACAACGCACAGGCCATCACCTACCCGGTCGACGGCATCCCGATGTACCAGGCCAGCGCCCAGCCACACCCGAACTCGCCGGACCAGAGCAGCCGGCCGATGGCGTTGGCCGCGATGGGCGGCAACGGTGACGGCGACTACCTGAAGTACTGGGTCGCGAACCGTGACCTCACGCGCGCCGAGGGCTCGCACTTCCTTGGGCTCGTCCTGTCGACCGTGCCCGGCTTCCCCAACGCCGCCTACCACGTGACCGCCCCGGACACAGTGCTTTACGAGTACCGGGCGGGTGGGAACTACGCGATCCGAATCCGCGTGCAGGCCAACCAGATTTGGCTGGAGGTCTCCAACGAGAACGCCAAGGCGTCGTACTTGTCGGCGAAGGTCGCCATCCCCTCAGGACAGGACAGTGTCGAGGTCTACGCCACCGCCATGATTTCCCAGAACGACGGGATCAAGGCGTACATCCGAGCAGGCAGCAACGCGAGCGCCTACACCACGATCGGGCCGAACCTGGACCCGAATGTCTACCCATTCGACCCGCTGCAAGGTCTGCTCCTCGTCCGCCACCGCGTCGCAATGTTCAACATCTGCTACGGGTTCCGGAACCTTCTCCAAGGCACCCCGATCCCGGAGACGACCCTCTGGCGCACGGCTCGGTACGCGGCCGTGCTCGACCGCGGAGCGAACACGCTCTCGTTTAACCCCGGCGTGAACGGCAAAGATGCGTGGGACGTCATCACCGAGTTGGCCGCCGCCGAGTTCGGCAGTGTGTTCTGGGACGAGACCGGTGTCCTCCGTTTCTGGAGCTACAGCACGGTGAAGGCGAAGCAAGAGCAGATCGTCCGGACCGTCTCGCTCGACACGCTGTCAGGCTTGGAGATCACCAACTCGCTGGACTCGGTCCGCAACATCTACTCCGTCCAGGCGGCGCAACGCACGGCCAGCGCCGCCCGCGTCTACGAAGCTCAGTCGGTCGACCAGTTCATCATCCCCGGTTTCACTCAGAAGGATTTCATCCTCTACGTGGACGACGTCCAGTTCGCGGAGCCGCGCCGACTCCCGCGCCACACCACGATTCCACTGGGAACGCCTACGGGGAACCAGTTCTTGCAGTGGTCGAACGAGTGGTCCCACCACGGCTACGTCATGCAGCTGCTCTATCCCGACGGCTGGCGGGAACCCAACTTCGTGAACGTGGAGCTGGACGTCTACGCCTTCTTCAACAACGACGGCATGCTCGTCCTGCGGATCAACAACCCTTGGCAGGAGACCGCGCGGCTCGCCGTCGGCAAGGGCGACGGCAGCGTCATCCAGAATGACAACCAACCCGCCCTGCGGATCGACGGAACCCGGATTATCAAGGGAACTGACCAAGTGTTCCGCACGACCGACAAAGCTTCGATGGCCAAGTACGGCCCGCGGAACTTCGAGGCCCGGGGCGACTGGTATCAACAGAATTACAACGGCAAGGGACTTTTGAACGTCCTGCTTCCCCGAACCACGAAGCCAATCCCTACGACACAACAGGTTTCGTTGCCCGGCGACCCTCGGCTTCAGCTCGCGGACACACTCCAGGTCGAGGACCCGGACGGCTTCGGTGCCGGACTGCGGATGCAGATCTTCGGCATCAATCGCAAGCTCAGCCGAGACAGCGGGCTCGTCGACACGCTGAGCGTCGAGCTTCTTCGTCCGCCAGGCCAAGGCATCTGGGATTCTCCGCAGTACGGCCGATGGGATCAAAGCCTGATTTGGAACTGAGGACGAACTAGTCATGTCGAATGTCCCCATGACCAACGCCGTCGCGGGTAGCCTTGCTCTGGCGGCCGAGTACAACAAGGCACTTGCCAACATTCGTGATCTCGACGCCAGGCTTCAAGCCCTCGAAGGAGCTACGTCGAGTTCGCTCGGTCGCGTTGCCGGATCGCGCCGGACAGCGGGCATCGGCCCGTCGGCGTTCACCACCGAAACCCTTCTGCAAGCAGTGACCTTCACCGTCCAAACCGGACGGCGATACCGCGTCACGATGGACTACCAGTACGTCGGCAGCGACACCAGCTACTTCGGAGTGTGGGGACGGTACGCCACAGGCGCAACCGTCACGAGCGCCGGAACCCAGTTCTACTACCGCGATACCTCGGCTGGATCGCCGGGGAACTGGGAAGGGCCGAAAATCATTACTGCTGAAGCCACCGGCCTACCTCCGGGGCAAGTGACCATCGGATTCTTCGTCCGCCGAACCGGCGGCTCAGGGACCACCGATTTCCGCGCCGACACAGGACAACCCGCGTTCGTGTGGGTCGACGACGTCGGCATCTAGACCGACGGCAGAACGATCCGAAGGGCGACCCGTGACGCCGGAATGGCTCACCGCGTTGGCCGCGTTCCTCGGCCCCACCACCGGCATCCTTACCGGATTCCTGGCAGCGCGCCGAGCTGTACGCACCGCCCGCACCAGCTCGGACCAGCAGGCCCTGACCGCTCTACACAGCGGCTATCAAGCCCTGCTCGACGACCGGGCGACACACACCCGCGACGTGCTCGCAGAACTCACCGCCGTGAAAACGGAACTGATCGCCCTGCGCCAGGAAAACGCACGGCTGCTACTCGAAGTCGGCGCATTGCGCGCCCAGCTCGGACAACCACCCGAAGGACCATCACCACTTGACCGACTACGGAATTGACGTCTCGCACTGGAACTCCGTCACCGACTGGAGCGCGATCCGGGGCAACGGCATCTCGTTCTGCTCGTTCAAGCTCACCGAGAGCACCACCTACACCGACACCACCAGCCCCGGCCGCATCCCCGCCGCCCGCGCTGCCGGGATCGTCCCCGGCGGATACCACTTCGCGCGATCCGGCGACGTCGGCGGCCAGGTCGACCACTTCGCCGCGAGCCTGCGCGCGGCCGGCCTTCTTGGCGGTGGCGCGCTCGCCCCGATGCTCGACATGGAAGCCGCGGACCTCCGGGGCGGCGCGAACGGCTTCGTGGCCGACTTCATCGGCCGCCTGCGCGCGGCCACCGGCATCCGCCGTGTGCTGGTCTACGCGAACTTCGACTGGTACACCAACGTCCTGCGCCCGGGGGACTGGGCAGACCCGGACGTCCTGCTGTGGATCGCCCGCTTCAACGGCGACCCCGGCCGCCCCGGCTGGTCGCACCCGCAGCTGGCGGTGCATCAGCACACCCAAAAGGGCACCGTCCCAGGTGTCGCGGGCAACGTCGACCGTGACGCGACCGTGGGCAGCTACGCCCTGGCACAGCTCACCCTGGACGGCTCCGCGTCTCCGCCGACCCCGGCACCGGCTCCCGAGCCGCCTGCCGCCGGAAGCGGGACCTACACCGTGCACTCCGGGGACACCCTCTCCGGCATCGCCGCCAAGTTCGGCACCACCGTGGCAGCCCTGGTCGCACTCAACGCGATCAGCAACCCGAACCTGATCTACGCCGGGCAGACGCTCCGGCTGCCGGGTCCGGGCGCTGACAACGGCCGCCGCTACCAGGTTCGCTACGGCGACACCCTCTCTGCGATCGCAGTCCGCAACGGCACCACCGTGGCCGCCATATGCGCCCGGAACGGGATCGCCAACCCGAACAAGATCCAAGCCGGTCAGTGTCTGTCGCTGCCGTAGCTACCGCCACGTCCGCGGATGCCGGCAGTGGCGGGCTCCTGCTGCTGCTGGTTCTGGCGGGCTACGCCGTCTGGAAGATCGCCCGCGCATTCGTCCGCGCCTACGAAGCGCTGGACGCACTCCCACCCCGTCAACTGAAGGAGAACCACATGTCCAACCGCACCCCTCTGCGCGTCACCGGCACGATCGTCGGCGGCGTCACCGCCCTGATCAACGGTCTGCTCGGTGCCGGCCTCATCACCGCCGGGCAGGGCGACGCCGCCACCGGCCTGATTGCCGCCGCCGTCACCCTGCTGGCCGCGTTCGGGATCGTCGTGGGCACCGAGAAGCGCGTGACCCCGCTCGTCGACCCCCGGGACAACGACGGCAACGCGCTCACCCCCGACCTGCCCGCATCCGAGGTCGAGTCCGGCGCCGCCCATGCCTGACCCGAACACCCAGAAGGCAACCGTCCCGGCAGCAGTCCTCACTGCTGCCGAAGTTCAGGCAGCCCGCTCCGCTGCTGCTGCCGCCCCGCCCTTCACGCCCGCCCAGCGGGATCGTCTGACCAGCATCTTCACTCCGGCCGCTCGCCGCCTGACCCGCTCCGGCTCCATCCTGAACTGAACACACAATGGCCCCGGCACCCAATTTGGGTGCCGGGGCCATTCCTCGTTTGGTCAGGCAGCGGCTGCCGCTGCGTCCTCGGCTCGCGCCTGTTTGGGCTTGACCCGATCAGGTACCGATGCGGGTACGCCCAGCCAGGTGAAGGCGATCGCCTCCGTGTCGAGACCGACTCCACCGCTTCTACGGGCCGGAAGCAGGCTCGGCCGCACGATCGCCCGCAGCACCTCCCGTTTCTGCTCGATCGGCAGCGTCGACCACACCTCGCGGGCCTGTGGACCAAGAACCGGCGCGAGAACTGGCGCAATCCGTGCCTGCTGGGCCCGAGCCTCCGCCGCCTCGATCTTCGGGAGCAGCTTCGCCTCAATCCGTTCCAGCCCGTCCGGGCTGAGACCGCCATCGGCTGCCTTGTCCGTGAATCCGGCCAGCCGCGCGCGCAACTCCCGGGCTTCCTTCATCGCACTCCCAAGGCCAGTGGCTTCCTGCTCAATCAGGAACAGCTCAACGGCATCCGGCGACTCAAGCCGTGACAGCACCACTTCTTCCACGAACGCGTCTGTCCGCGCCATATCGCGCGTCAAGTGCCCGACTGGGCATTTGTAGATCGGCCTTCCGCTCTTCCTCGGCCCTGTGCCCTTGCCGCAGATGCTGCAACGGAGGATGCCGGACAACAGGTACCGCACTCGGTTGCCGTCACGGACCGATAGCCGGGCCGGGTCGCTGAGCCTCGCCATCACCTCGTTGTGTTGCTGAACGGTGATGATCGTGGGCCAGTTGCCCTCGCCGATGATCTTGCCCCGGAACACCCGCAACCCCGCCAACGCCGGGTTGAGCGCGATGTTGCGGACCTTCGGGACGTTCCACACTCCGGGGAAGGGGCTCGCCGCCTCGTCCTTGTTCATGATCTGCGCCACCTGGCTGGGCGAGTGCTCACGCAGCAGTGCCAGCGCGTCGAAGACCGACGCTTGCTGCTCCGGCGACAGCGATTCGATGAACGCCGCCCACCTCTCCGGGTCCTTCGACCATTCGTGCAGCTTGCGTACATGGTCCGCCCGCCAGCGCTGCTCACGCGCGCACGGGACGCCCCGTTCGATCAGATCGGCCACGATCACCCCGAGGTTGCCGGTCTCGATCGCACGTTCGACGATCTCCCGGGCGATCGGCGCCTGCTCCGGATCGATCTCCCGGTCTGCCTCGCCGGTCCGGGAGTCGTACACGATCCGCAGACCGTAGGACAACGGGCCAGCCCACAGTCTGTCCTCTGCACGGTCCGCGACCCCGCGCCGAACGCGTTTGCGGGTCTTCTCGGACTCCCGCTCGGCGTCCACCGCGTCCTCGGTCACGGCGATCCGGTCATCCGGGTCGTTCATGTCATAGATCCGGTCGTCATAGGCCCAGAACCCGCCCATGCGATCCAGGATCTTCCGGAGCTGGATGAACACTTCCATGTTTCGCTGTGCCCGAGAGTTCTCCCAGGTCCACAGCAAGTTGGCCTCACCGGCCGCGAGGAGGCGCAGCACCTCCTCGTAGTCCTCGCGGATCTCGGTCTCGTATCGAGACCCGGACAGGTTGTTGTCGACCAGCACTTTCACCACGGAGATCCCGTTCTGCTCACAGAATCTCCGGCCGTGTGCAATCTGTGACGACACCGACACCCGTCGAGCCTTCGTCGCGTGCGAAGCCCGTGCGTAGATCACTGCTCGCAGCGGTGGCAGCTCCCCGGTAGCGCTCCGGGCCACCCTCTTGGTCAATCCTTTACCCACGGCGCAGCTCCCAGCAGCCCGCTGGTCTAAGGTCGCTGTCGGACCCCTCGTGTAACCAGCCAAGCCTACCGTGCGTACATCCGGCCTGGGCTTGCAACATCGCAGGTCCAGGCCCCTTTTTGGTTCCGTTCATGGCAAGGAACCTAAGATGAAAAGCAGCTAATCCCGCGTTTACG